GGAAAGAAGCCAACAATAGAGGAAAGGGAGTTGTCAGCAAGAAAGGGGCTAGAGAATTATCTATATATGAAAGGGAAGGGTATAGAAACAATACATACTTATCATATGTACGAAAAGAAAGAGGTGTTAGATGAGATTAAGAAGTATTGTAAGTATATAGGTATAAGCCCTGCAAATGATGCAAGTATAGTTAAGAGAGTGGAATGGTTAAAGTGGGTTTTCTATGATTTAAGAACAGATTACAAGACCCATATATTAGGATTAACAGCAGATGTAATGTTAAAGCAAATACCTGTATATAGTGCTGATAGTTCTTCTTGGCAATCTGGAACAATGTGGGGAAGGGCAATAGATGTTAAGGATAAGGGTTTAGAGAAGTTTATTACGGAGAGAGGGAGGAGAGAAAGAAGTTGGAATCATAATGTAGAGAAGTTATTAAAGAAAGAAGATTTCTATACTAAATTATGGGAAAAGAGAGGAGTAAAATGGAGTTAAAGTATAAATTAGAGGGATTTTTACCAGAGGAATTAGATAGTGTATATAAACTATTTAATAAGTTTAGTAAGGAGGTTGGTTTTGTAATGAAACCATCAATAATAGAAAGTGCTAGAAGAAGAAACTTAATTGTAGTTAAAGATGGGGATAAGGTAATAGGGAGTTGTAAGTTTAATATAAGAAAGAGAGATAAAGTTGGTGTAATATATGAACTGGTAGTTGATAATGAATATAGAGGTAAAGGAATAGGGTTAGAGTGTATTAACATAGTTAGAGGTAAGTGTTTATATTTAGAGTTAAAGTGTCCTGTTGATAATGAAAGTAATAAGTTTTACGAGAAGATAGGGTTTAAGAAAGTAGGAGTTATTAAGGGTAAAAAGAGAGAGTTAAATGTATGGAGAATACTAGGTAGATAAATTAAAAAAGGTATTAATTTTAATTATAAAAGAAATGAATAATATTATAGGTAAGGATTTAATAGTAGATATAAACAAGGTAAGACCAAACACTTGGAATCCGAAAGAGGGAATAGAGGAAAGCACAGAGAACAAGAAAAAGTATGAAGAAATAAAAGAGGAAATAAGGAAGAAAGGATTATTTGAAGCAATTACAGTTAGAGAGTTAGGGGATAAGTATGAAATATTAGACGGATATCATAGATGGTTGGCTTGTAAAGAATTAGGATTTACAGAGGTAAGAATAAATAATCTAGGAAAAGTTGATGATAAATTGGCAAGAGCAATTACACTTATTAAAGAGCAGAAGAAAGTCCCTATATCAGAATTAAAAGTAGCAGAAATTGTTGGCTGGTTCAAAGAACAAGATGTTAATGATGATATAATTAAAGATATGTTAGGATATAGTGATGAAACCTATGAAGAATATTCTAAATTATTTGATTTTGATTGGGAAGATTATAAAGAAAGTGACAATTCAGATATAACCGAAAACGATTCTAATGAAATAGTCTGTCCTAATTGTGGTTTTAAGTTTTCAAGATAACAAATATGAATAAAAACACGAACAAAAACACGAAAAAGATAGTTGGTGGGGCAAGTGGGAAAGGGTTTGATGTTTTGGGACAGCCGTCGCCAGAACTTAAAAAAGCAGGTTGGGAAAGAAGAAGAATTAAGCAGGAGATTATGGATTTAATTGCAAGATTAGATTTAATGTCGTTAGATGACTTAAATAAGTTAAGAATAGATATAGAGAAAAATCCTGATAAACACTCGGTAAGAGAGGCAAGATTAGTTAGGTATATGACAAGAGAGAAGTTTTTAATTGACTATTTGGATAGGAATGTAGGGAGAGCACCACAAGATATTGATGTTACAACAGGTGGTGAAAAAATAGATACCGTAGTTGTTAAGTTTATTGAAACAAAAGATGAAGCTGGAAATGAATGCAACGAAAGTATTGAAGAAGACACTACGAGCAGAGAAGAAGTATAAGATTATTTGCCACGAAGGAGGTTCAAGAAGTTCTAAAACTTGGAGTATATTTCAATTCTTTTTGTTGAAAGCAGTAAAAGGAGACTGTATAACTGTTACTATTGTTAGAGATAAACTAACTTGGATTAAAAGTACATTGTTAAAAGATTTTGCAGAAATGGTGAATATGTATGGTCTAAGCATAACACCAGAAATAAACTTTAATAGGGCAGACCAAGTTTATAATATAAATGGTAGTGAGTTTGCATTCTTTGGTTTGGATTATGCAGAGAAATTACATGGAAGAAAGCAGGATTGGTTTTGGATAAATGAAGCATTAGAAGTTGAAAAAAGGCATTTTGACCAGTTAGAAATGAGAACAAGTAAAGGTGGGTTAATAGACTACAATCCGTATAATGATGTGGGCTGGGTTTATGATATTCAGAAGCGACCTGATGTATGTGTAATTAAAAGCACAATGTGGGACAATCCTTTTCTGGAAGAAAATATCAGAAAGAAGATTTTAAGTTACAAACCTACACCAGAGAATATTAGGAACGGAACGGCTGATAATTATATGTGGGAAGTCTATGGTTTGGGGAATAAAGCAAAATTGCAAGGTGTAATATTTGTTAACTGGGATATTGTAGAGGGTATTCCTGATGGTGCTAGGTTTTTGGGATATGGGTTGGACTTCGGATTTAGAAATGACCCTACTGCATTGGTTGGTCTTTGGGAGTTTGATAAGGAATTATATGCAGATAATCCTATTTATAGAACTGGAATGCTGAATAGTGATATTATAAACGAATTAAAGAAGTTAAAAGTGAATAGTGGTGATTTGATAGTTGGTGATAGTAGTGAGCCGAAAAGTATTGAAGAAATTAGGAGAGCAGGATTTAACATTAAAGGGGCGTACAAAGGTGCTGATAGTGTAAGGTATGGAATTGATTTGTTGAAATCTTTTAAGATACACATAACTAAAAGGAGTATTGAAATGGAAAATGAGTTAAGAAAATATAAATGGAAAGAAGATAGAAATGGGAATATGTTAAATGAACCTATTGACGAGTTGAATCATAGCGTCGATGCACTCAGATATATCGCAATGGAGAAATTAGGAAATAAGCAGGAAGTACAGATTTTGAATAGGGAATTGCTTGGATTGTAAAGGTTGTAAATAGTAAGAATAAATAGTAAGGATTGTAAATTGAAATTGTAATTATGTTATAATTTTGATACGATTATAGTAGGAAAAGAAATAAAACAATTTTATAGTTGGTTGTTTTAATAAATTGTTAATCTAAAAGAATGTTCACAGTTAGTAAAGATACGAGTTTGAATGCCGATTTGATTAAAATGGCTATTGAGGTCAATGAAGATGAAAGAGAAAGGTTTGAGAGATTAGACAGATATTATATTGGCAATCACGATATTCTCGAAAGGACGAAACCGAAAACAGCAAAGAATAACAAAGTTGTTGTTAATCACGCAAGTTATATAGTCGATTTGAATACTGGATACTTAGTAGGTAATCCTGTTGATTATAAAATTGATGATAAGTTTGATGCAGAAGAAGTTTTAGAACAATACAGAGAACAAGTAATTTCTAATACTGATAATGAGATAGTTAAGAAGTTGGGCATTTTTGGTAGGCAGTATGAATTGGTTTATAATGTAGGAAATGATACTAGAAGTGCTATTGTAGACGATAGAAATTGTATTTGTGTTTATGATGATACTGTTGAGCATAATAAATTATTTGCTATTCTTTATCAATTAGGGGAAAGGAAAGGAGAGTATAAAAGCATTAAGGTTTACGATAACAAATTTTTTTATGATTGTGTAGTTGAAGGAAAGACAATAGCAATCGGTGAAGGAATACCGCATTTATTTGGAAAAGTTCCTGTTATTGAGTTTAAGAATAATAGTGAAATGACTGGGGATTTTGAGCAAGTGATAAGTTTAATTGATGCTTATAATACTTTGCAGTCAGATAGAATAAATGATATTGAACAACTGGTTGAAAGTATCTTGGTTGGTTATGGGGTTCAATTAGAAGAAAAGCAAATGCGAGAGTTAATAGAACAAAGGACCTTATTTGGTTTACCAATAGACAGCAAGCTGGATTACTTAATAAGGCAGTTGGACGAAGGGCAGTTAGACATTTTAAGAAAGACTATTGAGAATGATATTTTTAAGATAGCGAAAGTTCCTAATATGTCAGACGAAAACTTTGCTGGAAATAGTAGTGGTGTTGCTTTGAGTTATAAATTGCTTCCTTTTGAAATGAATACTACAACGAAAGAGAGATTTGTTGAAGACGGATTAAAAGAAAGATTTGAACTTTATAACAACTATTATGTAGCACTTGGTAAAATGGAGAAAATACCTTTAAGTAAGATAGATGTTTTGTTTAAGAGAAGTTTACCACAAAACTTAGTTGAGTTAAGTCAGATAATAGTGAATCTTCAAGGATTAGTTGATGACGAAACATTGGTTGGTTTGTTACCTTTTGTTGATGACGCAGGTGCAGTAGTTGAGAAGAACAGAGAAGAAGAAAGGGAAAGGCTTGGAATAGGAAACTTTGGAACTGCAAAAGAGAATACAGGGGAAGAAAATGAGAAGGTAGGATTGGAAGAAGAAGCAGGAATAGAATAACTTGATAGGATTTAGAAATGGCAAAGAGTTTAGCACAGACTGATATGCTGTATCAGAAAAGTTTGATTAAGCAATGGGAAGCAAGGGCTGTTCAAAGAACTGTTATGTCAGAAATGACTTCTAGGCAGTTGATAAATAGAGTTATTCCAATGTATGAAGAAACTTTAAGAGATATTGAAAGAGAGTTAAAAGAGTTATATTTACAAAATTCTAATGGACAGGTTTTAGATGTTGCAAAGTTAAGAGAGAAGTTAGTAGGCAATGATAGAAAAAAGGTGTTATTGAAATTGAAAGAAAAAATTACTCTTGCAGGTTATGATTACAAGAAGGTTTTGAATAAAGATTTTCTATATAAGTTAGACAGGTTAGAAGGTTTTAGACAGTATGTGTATTGGAGTGTTAAGGATTTGGTTCCTGAAATGACGATATCTGAAAGGAAATATTACTCGGATATAATCAAACAAGCATATGCTTTAACAAGAGAAGATAATGCTTTGCGAATGATGTATAAAGGAACTGGGCTTGGTGGTTTGGGAAACTTTAAGGGATATTCAATTACTGGTGGGTTTAACATAATAAACGAAGATTTGATAAACAAGATATTAGAAGATGATTTTCTGGGTAGTAATTATGAGATTAGAACGAATACTAATATCGGAGAGTTTGCTGGTGAATTAAGAAATATTCTGGGAATGAAAGCTATAACAGGAC